CCTACCGGGCAATCAATAAAAAAACCGATAATGGCAAATCTGTGATTTGCTTCAACCATTCCGATGTATCTGACTGCCCTTTTGAAACTCTCCTTCTCCCTTGCTCTAACTGTTCCGGTTGCCGCATGGATCGTTCTAAATCCTGGGCAATTCGTTGTATCCATGAAAGCTCTCTCTTTGACAATAATTGCTTCATCACTTTGACTTTCAATGAGGATACTGTTAACTCTCGCGGAACTCTTGTTAAGTCTGACTTTCAAAATTTTATGAAACGTCTTCGCAAACGTTTTGTAGGTTTGCAACCTGTCTCGAAAGGTACTGGTTATGTTCTCAGCTCCGATCAACTCGACTCCATTAAGCATCACTACCCTATTCGGTATTTTCATTGTGGTGAGTATGGGTCTAAACACTCTCGGCCTCACCATCACGCTTGTATATTTAACTTTGATTTCCCTGACAAGGTACTTCTTGAAAGTCGGGGAACGAATCATTATTACCGTTCTGCGGAATTGGAGAAACTATGGCCCTTCGGATACTCAATGATCGGACATGTCACTGTAGACTCTGCTGCTTACGTCGCTCGCTATATCCTCAAGAAAATGAATGGGAAGCTCGCGAACGATTATTACAAACGGTACGACCTACAGACCGGGGAAGAGTACCAACTTCAACCGGAATACACGACTATGTCTCGTCGGCCAGGGATCGCAGCCGCTTGGTTCAAACAAAACCCTTCTTCTGTTTACCCGAAAGACTATGTAACTTCTGGAGGAAAATCGTTCAAAGCTCCTCGATTTTACGACAACATGTTCGAATTAAGTCATCCTGAGGACTTTCTGAAAGTCAAGAACAAAAGAAAGCTGGATTCCATGTTGAATTGTGACGATAATACTCCTGCTCGTCTTCGCGTTCGTGAGAAGGTGTTGCAATCAAAATTAACTAGGTTAGTAAGGACGTATGAAAATGGTGACGAAGATTTATGCTGTATATGACACAAAAGCGAAGCTGTACCAACAACCTATCTGTCTCCACAACTCGGGTGTGGCCTGTCGTGCATTTAGCGACCTGGCCAAGCAACATGATAGCCCTTATGGCAACCATCCGGATGATTTCCAATTATGGGAAATTGGTACGTATGATGATTCTACTGGCGTAATTGAGTGCCATGAAAAGAAATCTCATGTCATTGACTTTGCCGATCTGGTAGGCGTTCAAGCGTGATGAGATTCTGTCCCATCCTGCTTATTCTAACCCTTGGGGGCTGCGTTCTGTACGTAGCTCCCTCTTTTCATTTGAAAGGAAAAACCGTGAAAACCATTATTGAGAAACGTAAAAATGGAAGCCGCCGTGTGTCCTACGTTACCGACCCTGAGTCTGTGGTTGAAAAACACCACAAAAGCGAGGTGGATATCAATTCGATTATGAAGAAATACCGTGTAACGGGTTTCCTCGAATCTGGAGCTTCGGAAGGTCAATATGGAGACTTTACCGATGCGGCCGACTTCCATACCATGAAGAACCGCATTATTGAGGCAGAAAGCGACTTTGCGCGTCTTCCTGCTCATCTGCGTACGAGGTTCAACAACGATCCTGGTCAATTACTGTCATTCCTGGATGACCCTCAGAATCTCTCAGAGGCTCAGGAGCTGGGTTTATGCCCCAAGGCTATACCTGATACCCCTCCTGCCTCAATGCCTCTTACAGAGGCTCCTACGCCGCTTGTAGCGGCTCCCGGACCTGACTCGGCGAAGCCCGAGTAAGGCCGGCCACAGTTCACCTACTTGATATTAACTGTGCGGACTGACACCATTACTTCCGAAAGGGCCTCAAATGCCATTCTCAAGACATAGACAAAAGTCTGTAATGAGCCATCAATTTTCGCGGGTTCCTACCGCGAATATTCAACGTTCTACGTTCAAACGATCTCACGGGTATAAAACAACCCTAGATCCTGACCTGATTTATCCAATATACCTCGATGAAGTGCTTCCCGGGGATACCTTCAATGTGAAGCTTTCCAGCATCGCCAGATTAAACACCCCGATTGTCCCGATAATGGACAATATGTTCATGGACTTCTTTTTTTTCTTCGTTCCGAACCGCTTGGTCTGGGATCAATTTCGCGAATTTATGGGCCAACAACAAAATCCGGGTGATTCTACCGATTTTGTTGTGCCTACGGTTCAGGCCGATATTACCAATGGCTTTGCAATTGGTTCCCTTGCCGATTATTTCGGCCTTCCTACCGGGGTTCCCGGTCTTACTGTCAATGCCCTTCCTTTCCGTGGATACAATCTGATCTTTGACGAATGGTTCCGAGATCAGAACTTTGTGGATAGTGTTCGTGTTGAACATGATGAAGGGCCTGATGATATCACCACCTATAATTTGCTGAAACGTGGTAAACGCCATGACTATTTCACGTCTTGCCTTCCCTGGCCGCAGAAGGGGCCAGGTGTTGAATTGCCCCTCGGGACTTCGGCCCCTGTCATTGGTAATGGTAAGACTATAAACTTCACTACTGATGGAGAGAATGGTTACGGTTTGGCTACGAACTCGACTGGTTTCTATGCGGATACAAGTTATTGGAATACTGCCATCGGTACTGGTGGGACCAGTGCTGCCCAGCCTACCAATAATGTTGGTATCGGTTTGACGGAGGCTGCTGCTGCTTCTGGTATGTATGCCGATTTGACTTCTGCTGTTGGTCCCACTATTAATTCCCTGCGTGAAACTTTCCAACTTCAAAAGCTGCTCGAGCGTGACGCCAGGAGCGGAACTCGCTATACTGAGATAATCAAGAGCCATTTTCTCGTGAATAGCCCGGATTCCCGGCTGCAGCGGCCCGAGTATTTAGGCGGCGGTTCACGTTCTATCCAGGTGACTCCTGTGGCTCAAACTACGCAATCCTTGGAAACTGGTACACCTCTCGGTACTCTTGGTGCTGTTGGGTATCATGCCCAATCCGGAGTCGGATTCTCGAAGTCATTTGTGGAACATGGTTATGTGTTTGGTTTCGTGCAAATCCGCGCCGATATCACTTACCAAACCGCTTTGAATAAGTTGTGGACTCGGTCCACTAAATATGATTTCTACTGGCCGGCCTTGTCCCATTTGGGTGAACAGGCCGTGTTGAACCAGGAAATCTATGCTCAAAATACTGCTGCGGATCTCGACGTGTTTGGGTATCAAGAACGCTGGGCTGAATACCGGTACTTCCCTTCGATGATCACTGGGAAGATGCGTTCTGTTGATCCTACGTCTCTGGACGTTTGGCATTTGAGTCAGGACTTCTCAGAGCTTCCTGTTCTCGGTAAAGATTTCATTGAAGAAAATATGCCGATTGAGCGTGTGGTGGCTGTCGTTGACGAACCAACTTTTACATTCGATTCATATTTCGATATTTCCGCCACCAGACCGATGCCCGTGTATAGCGTGCCTGGCCTGGTCGATCATTTCTAGTCGTTTAACGTTTGTTTGTTAAAAGGATGACAAACATGGGATTTTTCAAAGACGTACTTGGTACTGTGAACTCTGCCGTGGGGTCCCCATTGGGGGGCCTCGGTGCTTCTGCCTTTACGGCCAAACAGGCATCTGATGAAGCGACTTTCAATCGTAAATTTCAAGAGCGGATGTCTAACACTGCCCACCAACGTGAGGTTGCCGATCTTCGTGCGGCTGGGCTTAACCCTATTCTGTCTGCCGGTGGTAAAGGCGCGTCAACGCCGACCGGTTCTGCACCATCTCTCCCCGATCTCTCTGCGGGTATGTCTCGTGGTGCTTCCTCTGCTTTGCAAGCTGCGAATACGGCCAGAGCTAATGTGTCTGCTACTCTCGACAATAATATGTTGTCGTTTTATGAGGGCTTGCCAAAAGTAATGCAGGACATGGTGGACGCGTCTCGTCTTAATTCTCAGACCGGTGTTGCCGATGAGGCTTCCGCTATTCTTTCCGGTCTGACGAATACTGCAAAGAAGGCGGCCACTGGTATTAAATCCTGGGGCAAACATGTCTGGTCGATGATGAAGAAACCTATGTTTAAAAAGGTTCCTACCAAGAGTGGTACGCCAGGTATTTACCCTAATTGGCGAAATCGAAAGATAGAGCATTTGCAGCGTAAGGGTGCAACTACTGGCCTTAACATGTCTGAAAC